TCCACTTGTAAATCCGCTGAAGTATCCAATTGGTACTATTACCGTTGGACTATCAGCACAGAGCACCGCTAGTGATAAAGAGATCGTTACACGAACTCACGCTATCTCTAAGAGTGTCGTAGGATACTTGCAAAATGCGGTACCTTTACAATGAACTGGCTTAGTTTGGAAACAAATGAGCGAAAGAATCTAGCCCTATGGATTATGCTTGGAGGTGCTATAATTTTTATACTTTACGCTGCTATCGGACTATGGCTAGTATCAAGTACTACACTATACGTGTTTTGGCTTGCAGTAATAGCACATGCTCAAGTTTTTACTATTATGACTGGATATATCGCTCAACTAGTAAAGAGACGTGTATCCGTAGGAAAAGAGGGTATGTCTATTACGGATGACCCTACACAGGAAAACCACTGATGATTGACTGGAGAAGAGTACAAACTAAACTGGGAGTTACAGCCGACGGAGAACCGGGGCCAGTAACCTGGACTGCTGTAATGAAGCATATGGGAGCTACTCAAAATGCAGAGACTCTCGGAAAAGCTATGTCACAGTATATAGGATCTATTGCCTCTTCTCCAGTTCGTCTTTCCCACTGGCTGGGTCAGATGGCCCACGAGAGTGGAGGCTTTCAGAAGCTTGTAGAGAATTTAAACTATACATCTGCTGATACGATTGCTCGTGTATGGCCTAGCCGGTTTACAAAGGCTTCGGCTGCTGAGGTTGTTCGTAATCCCGAAGGACTTGCGAATAGTGTGTATGGTGATAGAATGGGAAATGTGCAGCCAGGTGATGGCTGGAGATACAGAGGACGCGGACTTGTTCATCTTACTGGACGTGAAAACTATCAGAGAGCGCAGACTGCTACAGGTATCGCACTAGTTGCAAATCCTGATCTAGCCGCCGACCCAGAGATCGCTGTTCGTTTAGCGGTCTGGTATTGGAACTCAAAGAATTTAAACTTGTTAGCTGATGTAGATAACTGCACCGCGCTTACAAAGCGTATCAACGGTGGTACCAATGGATTGGCTGACAGAACTGAACGCACGAAGCGTGCAAAGGCATTATTAACATGATTATAAGTAGAGCAGACATACCCACAGACGTTATAGTTCAGTATCCTAGCGCATTTATGCGAGTGCCTATAGGCAAATATCTGAAGGAACTGCAACTAGATCCACTTCCATCACAGATTGCACTAGTGAACGGAATCAATAACCCGAAGTATCGTTTTGGATGTGCTGCTCTATCTCGCCGTCAGGGAAAGACTTATATTGCGAATATCATTGGACAAGTAGTTTCTTTGGTCCCTGGTTCGAATGTTCTGGTCATGTCACCGAACTACAATCTATCTTCGATTTCATTCGATTTACAGCGTTCTCTTATCAAGCACTTCAGTATCGAAGTCGTGAAAGATAATGCGAAGGATCGTGTTATTGAGCTAGTGAACGGTTCAACTATTCGTATCGGTTCGGTAAATCAGGTAGACAGTTGCGTTGGACGCAGTTACGATCTAATTATCTTTGACGAAGCCGCGCTTACAGATGGTGAAGAAGCGTTCAACGTCTCGCTACGTCCTACACTAGATAAGCCTAACTCAAAGGCGATTTTTATTTCGACACCTCGTGGTAAGAAGAACTGGTTCTCCAAGTTCTTCGATCGTGGATTCAGTGATGAGTTCCCTCAATGGTTCTCCGTAAAGGCAACCTGGAAGGATAATCCTAGAATGACTGCCGAGGACGTTGACGAAGCCCGTCGCTCCATGAGCGATGCTGAGTTCCGTCAGGAATATGAGGCCGACTTCTCGACCTTTGAAGGTAAGATTTGGGATCTCAAAGAAACTCAGGTCCGTGACCTTTCTGAACTTGATACTTCTAGGATGGATAAAATCTCAGGGCTAGACGTTGGTTTCAGAGATCCCACAGCACAGGTAGTTGTAGCTTTCTGCCCCGAAGACGAAACCTTCTATATTGTCGATGAATATCAGGACAATGAAAAAACTACTGCGGGTCACGCTGTCGAAATCGAGAGACTCATTGATGAATGGGAGGTAGACTTTACCTACATTGACTCCGCCAACCAGCAGATGAAATTTGACTTTGCACAGCAGTATGGTATCAGCATGAATAACGCCAAGAAGGACGTGCTAGCGGGTATCAGTTATGTCTCAGCTCTTTGTGATAATGACAAAATCGTAGTTTCGGACAGATGCAAGCATGTTCTTTACTCTTTTGACCAGTATCAGTGGGACAACCGTGAAGGTTTAACGAAAGAAAAGCCCATTCACAATGATGCGTGCCACATGGCCGACGCCATCAGATACGCTATCTATTCATATAAGATTAGCGCAGGAGGATTTTAATGTACGTAATTTTCGAAGGGGAATCAATTCTAATCCCTGCTACTGTTACTGGAACCAAAGGACTTATCTCAAACCTAGTAGTACAGATCAAGTCTTCAAAGCGTGGAGAGGTACCTCAGGATACAGATGCTGTAGTGGCTACTATGACAGTAGAAGACTACACTAGCCCAGAAGTAACTAACGGATATCTATTTAAACTCGTAAATAGCTCCGCCCTAAGTCCAGGTATATATTTTGTTAACTTTAAATATGTAGTTAATGGAAACACTCTGAAGGGTGAGCCAAAGCAGATCACAGTTAAGCCTAGCGTACTATGATTGTTTTACAGGAACTTCTAGAGCCAACTACTAAAATAGACTGGGCTATATATAATCCACCGGCTAGGATTGGTTGGTTACACGCTGAGCAACGAGACTTGATTTCTCTGGATCAGCGTTATCCAGCTACTGGGCCACGAACAGTAATACCTACAGCAGTATTCTCACTAGAAGAGTACTTATGGCAAGCAGTGGAGTGGTAAGATGAGTTTTCCAATAAAATTTTTTAAGGTAGACGCACTACCAAATACTCTAGTACCTAATGCTTTTTATTATGTAGAGAATAATAACTACACAGAAGCCTATCTAACTAGCTCTACTGGAGTAGCTAAAAAAGTTGGTAATACCCAGATGATCGAGGAATTAACCTTAGACATTAACGCAGGGTTTTTCAGTTAGATTGGGTTTTAAGGGGACCACGCTATTTTGCACCTTGACATTTTTGCCCCAAACAACTATAATTACATGAAATAGGAGTAAGAAATATGGCAAAACATTCAGCGGACATGAAACGAATTCCTATCAAGCATGTTCGCGATAAAGCTAAAGCCCGCTATAACAAGGGAACTTCCTGTGAGATTTGCGCAGTAACAGAACAGCTTGACTTTCACCATTACTACACACTAACACCACTCTTCGAGAAATGGTGTAGGACCAACAAGGTCAGTGTAGCAACGGATGAGGAAGTTATAGCAATTCGAGATCAATTCATCGCAGAGCATGAGAAAGAGCTCTATCAAGATACGGTCACTCTCTGTCATAGTCATCATATGAAGCTTCACTCAGTTTACGGAAAAGACCCTACCCTAGCTACTGCTGAAAAGCAAAAAAACTGGGTTAGGATTCAAAAGGAGAAGCTAGATGAAGCTAGGAAGCTGGCTAATTGAAAAATTAAATCCGGCCCAGCGTTATATCGCTATGGAGCAGCCAGAAGCCTCCAGTAGGGAACCGGAAAGATCGTATATTTTATTCTACGAGAGTCTCGAAATAGTAAATAGAGCCATCAACATGGTTGTTGATGATGCCGCAGAGATTAACTATTCTATTGGAACCGAAAAAGTAGGTTTTCCAATGAGACCCGGAATTAAAAGAAAGACTCTAGATACACTGTTAAACTACCAGCCAAATCCATATCAGGACATTCATTCTTTTAGAAGAAACCTACTTATGGATTTAATGCTGGATGGAAATATGTTTATCTACTTTGATGGTGCACATCTTTACCATCTACCGTCTACAAAAGTAATTATCCATGCAGATGAGCGTACTTATGTAGAAAGATACGAGTTTGATGGAAGACTTGATTATTCTCCGAATGAGATTATTCATATTAAAGATAACAACTCTCAGTCGATCTACAGAGGCATCTCAAGATTAAGACCTGCTGTAAGAACTATGAAGTTGATGAAATCAATGAGAGACTTCCAAGACAACTTCTTTAATAACGGAGCTGTCCCAGGATTAGTAATTAAGTCTCCAGATACATTATCACCGCGTGTCAAGGATAGAATGAAAGAGGACTGGAAACAACAGTACAGACCTCAATCTGGTGGAAGAAACCCTTTGATTCTAGATGGTGGGATGGAAGTCGATTCTATTTCAAATGTCAGCTTTAAAGAGTTAGACTTTGGACCATCTATTGACTCCAACGAGAAGATAGTCTTAAAAGCATTAGGTGTTCCACCAGTCCTAGTTGATAGTGGAAATAATGCCAATATCAGACCGAATCATAGACTCTATTATTTAGAGACTATTATTCCAATTATAAAGAAACTAAATTCTGCTTATCAAGCATTTTTTGGTTTTGAGATTTACGAGGATGTAGCTGGCATTTCTGCCCTACAGCCAGAATTGAGAGATGAAGCAGCTTACTATTCTGCTCTAGTTAATGGTGGTATTATGACACCTGATGAAGCTAGAATGGGTATGGGAATGGATCCACTACCTAATGAAAGCGGTACTCAAATAAGAGTTCCTGCAAACATTGCGGGAAGTGCTGTTAATCCTAGTCAAGGAGGAAGACCTCCTGAGGAGTCAGAATAATGGCAAAAAAGAAATTAGTCGATGACTTACGGGAGTACTTCACCTCTAAGGGCAAGTTCTTAAGTTATCAGGAATATATCGCTGCGGAAGATGCACCATTTCGTGCTCAGATCGTAAAGCGTTATGTAGGCACATGGGCACGCTTAGAGAATATGATCGGTGAGATCGCTCCTAAGAGTGTAGAACCTAAAGTGGCACCTAAAGCAACACCAGTTAATCCACAGATTACTGATGCTGTAACTACTAAAGCCGAGAAAAAGTAATGGCTAGAGTAGCGGGAGAAGAAATTGATCTAACCCCTACTGATGGCATGGCTAAAGAAGCACAGAAAGCTTTAGACTGGAGAAAGGAGGGTTTCGATGGCGGAACCTCCGTAGGACTTGCAAGAGCCAGACAGCTTGTTAATAAACAAGAACTTTCTCCTAGCACCGTTCGTAGAATGCATAGCTTTTTTAGTCGTCATGAGGTAGACAAGCAGGGAGAAGGATTTAGTCCTGGTGAACCTGGTTTTCCATCTAATGGCAGAGTAGCTTGGGCACTCTGGGGTGGAGATGCCGGACAAACCTGGGCTAGAGCTAAGTCAGCAACTCTGGATCGTCTAGAGGGTAAGTCTTTGGATTATACTAAAGATTTGGGCGAAGATGAAGAAGACGACGAAGAATATAGAAGTGACTTCAAAGAAGGAGACTTTGTAAGATGGAGTCTTTCTGGTAAGCCTACTATGGGTCGCATAGAACATGTAATGTTTGAAGGCATGCTCGGAGTACCCGGAAGCGATTTCGCTCTGCTAGCTTCTGAGGATGATCCTGCAGCTCTTATTCGGATATATTCAGATGGAGAAGAAACAGAAATGTTAGCAGGTGCGAAAGTATCCGAACTAACCAAAGTTCCCATGGTTGAAGATCCAATGGATAAAGCTGTAAGTTCTCAAGTTAAAGCTGCTCTTACTGTCAAAGCAAAAGAGCATAACGATAAATATGGAGATACCGAGGGTAAAAAAGTAACAGTAGGCATGCTTTCTAGAGTATTCGAAAGAGGCGTAGGTGCATACAATACTAATCCCCAGTCCGTAAGAC